AGCCCCTAAATATTATGCAATGTTTGGAGGAGCTACGGGAACTACAGATACGACTTCAGGACGTATGATGGTCGCTCCAGTTCCTGATGCAAACTATGCTTTTAAAGTTCATTTTAATGCAAAACCTACGAGTTTAGTTACAGATACGAGTGGAACTTATCTTAGTCAATATTTTCCAGGAGGCCTTTTATATGCCTGTTTAATAGAGGCATATGGATTTTTAAAAGGTCCAATGGACATGTTGACACTATATGAAAATAGGTATAAACAAGAGTTAGAAAAGTTTGCTGTGGAGCAAATTGGAAGAAGGAGACGAGATGATTACACGGATGGGACCATTCGTATACCCATTCAGTCCCCAACACCTTAAATTAGGAGATAAATATGGCAATAACATCAGCAATTTGTAACAGTTTCAAAGTAGAAATTTTAACAGGGACACATAATTTCACTGCATCAAGTGGAAACACTTTTAACTTAGCTTTATATACAAGTTCAGCAACTTTAAATAAAACTACAACAGCATTTAGTGCAACTAACGAAATTTCTAATACATCTGGAAGTTCTTATTCTACAAAAGGAAAAGCTCTTACAAGTGTAACACCCGTTTTATCAACAGATACGGCTGTTTGTGATTTTGCTAATATCTCATGGACATCTGCTTCTTTCACGGCTAACGGTTGTTTAATTTTTAATGATACAGCCTCTGGTGATCCAGCATGTTGTGCCATTGCATTTGGTGGAGATAAAACCGTTACAAGCGGAACTTTCACAATAGAATTTCCAGCAGCTTCTGCAGGATCAGCTATTATCGGTATAGCATAAGGAGGATCTCCTTATGGCAAATACATGGGGTGCATCAGGAACAACCTGGGGACAAAATTCTTGGGGTGATCAAGGAACCGTTACACAATCTTTAACAGCACCTTCACAACTAACAACAGCACTTGGTACAGTCACACCTTTTAATGAATTAGGTTGGGGCTCTGATACATGGGGCGCAGAGAACTGGGGAGAAAGTGCTCTCGATATAACTTTAACAGCACCTTCACAACTAACAACAGCTTTAGGTACATTAACTTATGCAGGCGCAACTGATGGTTGGGGCCGTGATTCATGGGGAGATAATAACTGGGGCGAAAACGCAACTAGTGTTTCTTTAACCGGACTTTCTTTAACTACATCTATTGGTAATCAAGCCTGGGGCCAAGCCTCTTGGGGTGATGGTGGATGGGGAGATTATGCATTAGCTGTAGCTGATGTAATGGGATTAACAGGTCTTTCAGCAACAGGAGCCGTAGGATCTCCAGTCGCTAGATCGGACTATACCGAGTCATTAACAGGTCAGGCAGCCACGTCAGCAGTGGGTGCCATTATTATTGGAGAAGGAGTTCCTTTAACAGGAGTTGCAGCCACAGCAGCTGTAGGTGCTCCAGTCGCTAGAGGAGATTATACCGAATCATTAACAGGACTTTCAGCATTAGGCGCTGTAGGTGCTCCACTCATTACAACTAATCCATTAGTTCAACCAACAGGAGTTTCAGCAACTTCTGCAGTAGGAGCTATTACTCCAGCAGATCAAGTAATGGGATTAACAGGAGTTTCAGCAACGTCTGCAGTAGGAGCTATTACTCCTTCCGATCAAGTAATGGGATTAACTGGACTTTCAGCAACTATTTCTGTAGGAAATCCTGGAATTCAGCATTACCAAGATGTTGACACAGGATCAAATACATCGTATACAAATGTTGCAACAGGATCAAATACAAGTTATAGTGATGTAGCAGATCATTAATAAGATTATTTAGTAGGAGAAAAATTATGACATCAACATATACCCCTCTCGGCGTAGAAAAAATGGTAACTGGCGAAAACGCTGGTACATGGGGAACAAAAACAAATACGAATTTACAACTTATAGAACAGATTTCAGGTGGGTATTTAGGTGTAGATATTGCAGGTGGCGCAGGAACAACTACTTTATCTAAATCAGATGGTGCAACAGGTTCAGCAGTAGCAACTAGAGTTTTAAAATTTACAGGTTCAATTACTGGAAACAGAATTGTCACAATGCCTGTTCTTACAGAAAATTTTTACCTTATTCAAAATGCAACTACAGACGGTAGTGGTACTCCAACAGTACAATTAAAAGCAGCTACAGGTTCAGGCGCAACAGTTACTTGGGCAGCTTCAGATAAAGGTTGGAAGATGGTTTACTTTGATGGTGTTGCAACTAACACAGGTGTTTATGATGTTGGAATGGGTGATGTAACAACAACTGGAACACAAACTTTAACAAACAAAACTTTAACGGCACCAAAAATTGGTACTTCAATTTTAGATACTAATGGAAACGAATTAGCTCTTTTAACAGCTACGGGTTCAGCGGTTAATGAATTCACAATAGCTAATGCATCTACAGGAATTTCAGGACCAACTCTTTCAGCAACAGGTGAAACTAATGTTGGTATAAATATAAACCCTAAAGGAACAGGAGTTCTTAAATCAGCTTCAGCAGCAATTAAAATTGCAGGAACCGAAACGATGTGGGTCCCAGCTTCAGCAATGTATGCAGCTACAACAAATGGTGCAGCAGATGCACAAGTAGAAACAACAGCTTTAAGACCCGACATGAAGGTTTTTGATTTTGCAGATGGTGCAGATGATTTTGTACAATTTTCAGTGGCTATGCCTAAATCATGGAATTTAGGAACAGTAACTTATCAAGTATTTTGGACTCCAAGTACGACAAACACAGGAAACTGTATTTTTGGATTACAGGGAGTTGCGTGTGGCGACAGTGATACAATTGACGTTGCCTATGGCACAGCAGTAAATGTTACAGATGCAGGAATAGAAACAATTGAAGATCAACAAGTTTCAGCTGCAAGTGGTGATGTAACAATTGCAGGTTCTCCTGCTGATGATCAACAAACATATTTTCAATTTTTTAGAGACGCGAATGCCGGTGGAGATACCTATACGGGAGTAGCAAGAGTATTAGGTGTTAAAATCTTCTACACGACAGACGCGGCTAACGACGCATAGGAGAAATAAAGAATGTCTTTTGGATATCAAGTTTTAGGATTTGGATCTGGTGGCGGTCCGGCAAAATGGCTGGAAGCTAGCGGTGGTACTACTGTTGAATACAGTGATGGTGGCGTCGATTATAAAGCTCATTTTTATTTAGCTAGTGGTAGTTTTAATGTTGCTGCCTTAGGTGAAGACAGTGATGGCGATAAAGTAGATTACTTTGTTATTGCTGGCGGCGGCGGTGCTGGTGGTACAGTTGCTGGCGGCGGCGGTGCTGGTGGATCAGTCACAGCTTCAAGTTTATCAACTACTATTACAGCTGCAGATCATCCTATAACAGTTGGAGCTGGAGGCCCTGCGGCCTACACTTCTCCTGCTAATGGAGCTAACTCTGTTGTTTTCGTTGGTTCACCAGTGGCGGGTACTGGAACCGGTGGAGGCAAAGGTGGAATTTTTACAGATAGTCCCTCAACTGGAGGTACAGGTGGTTGTGGTGGTGGTGCAGGTCAAGATGCTTCAGGAGGTCCAGGTACTCAAGGAGGAGATGGTGCTCCAGCTGGCCAAGGTCAAGGAGGCGGAGGCGGCGGAATGGCAGCTAATGCTTCAACTATCAATGGAGGAGATGGAACTACAAACGCATACGACGATAATGTTTACCACTACGGTGGTGGCGGTGGTGGCGGCGGAGGAATACATAGCGGTCCAGCCGGTGGCACAGGTGGCGCTGGAGGAGGCGGTGGAGGATCATGGCAACAATCAGGTGGTCCAGGAGCAGCTTCAACTTCAGCAGCAAGAAATTTAGGCCAATCAGGTACTAATGGTTCAGGTGTCATAGGAGGCGCTGGAGGAGCTAATACTGGCGGCGGTGGCGGCGGAGGAGCTCACCCTAGTTCATGGGGAGGAGCAGCGGGCAGTGGTTATGCTGTTGTTCGTTACAAGGTAGGTCCATAATGGCCAAAGATTTTGCAAAATTAAATTCTAGTAATATAGTTATTGACGTTCAGGTTGTTGATGACGACAACTCAGCGACTGAAGCTCAAGGTGTAGAATTCTTAAGAACACTGCTTAATGATCCCACAGCAGTGTGGAAACTTTCTGATGACTCTACTGGAAGTGCAGGAATAGATTATAATTACGATACAGTTACAAAAATATTTTATGAACCACAACCCTATCCATCGTGGACTCTGCAGGCTGACAAACATTGGGAGCCCCCTGTTCCTAAACCAGGACTAGATAACATCTCTAATTGGAATGAAGATACACAAAGTTGGGATATAGAAAGCGCATAGAAAAAAAATAAGCATTATGGGTTTACCGCTCTAAAATGAATACTATAAAATGGGTGGTCAACTTGGGAGATGATGTGAACCTCCCTAATATTTGTGATAAAAATTGTTTAGGATGTCATGATGATTATCATTCAACAAATTTAAAAAATAGATATACAGATAAAAGAAACGATCTTTTTAATGAAAAAGGTTTTAACTGGTTTCCTCGTGAATGGAAATTTAAAGATAAATGGAAACTTGAAATAAAAAAACATTTTGGAACTTCTAAAGCTTCAAAATTCTTTATATTCTCAGGACGCGGAGATCCTTTATTCTATCTTCCTTGTATTGAAGCCTATATGAAAGTTTATAAAGAACTGGGATATAAAGGTTATACTATTATTTACACAAGTGGATCACAATTAACCCCTCTAATCCTAACTAAATTAGTCAGCTATGGGATTGATGAATTACGTTTTAATTTAGTAGCCACAGATTTTAGTCAGGAGACTTTATATAAAATAGAAGCTGCGAAACATCAAATGAAAGTATCTGTTCAGATTCCTCTACTTTCCATTTATGAAAAAAAATTATTAAAAGTTCTCCCTTATTTAAATGATCTGAGAATTACCCAATTGATTCTATGTCATACTTATGTGATTTCACAAACTGGTGCTGAAAAATTACAAACAGTTTTACCAAAGACTACGGTTATTACGAAGCTTACAGAAGGAAAAGCAGTTATTGATAATCAACCCATGCTTCATAATATTAAAGAGCATTTTCGTAAGGAAAAATATAAGATTCCTTTAGTTATGGAACTACCTTTTGGTAATGAATTATATGATAAATCTATGAATGCTCTGGTTTAGAATCTTTTAGTTGATGCATTCTGTTATGAAATTTTCCT